TCACGCAGATCGTTCATCATTTCGTAACTGAGGCCAATGTTGCCACCAGTAAGCAAAGGCTCAATCCGCGCACCAGAAGATGCACGATAATAATTCAAGCCACCGGGGATGGTGCGAACCGGACCCAGTACACCGTCATCCGGCACCAGCAGCGGCGGATCAACAACTTTTTGCGCCGCTTTGATAGTCGTCTTCATAATTTCCTGAAGCATCTTGATATCAGGCAGCGCCGTCATAGCCGGGGACCGGCCAAACACTTCACCGACAGTCTTTGACCAGCGGCCAACCATATAAGGCATTTCGTCAAAGCCGCCTTCAGCCAAAACGTGCTTTTCTTTTTCATCAATGTAAACCGACGCAACCGGCAGCATAGTCGCCGCTTTTTTGCCCTTATCAACATCGTCACGCGGGTAAACGCAATGAAACAGTTCAACTTCTTTATCAAACTCTTTCTTTTCATACATTCTTTGGATGCGCGGAGACAAAGATTTTTCTCCCCACTTCTGCACGATCTGGCGCACAGTCATCTTAAAAATGCGGAAAACGGTATCAACAATTCCATCTGCGTTTTCAGCAATAAATATCTCATCGATATGGATTGACCTGAAGCTGATGCCCTCGCGGGTTGTCGGCTCACCAACAAACATACAAGCCGTGCCAACAGAACAAAGCGACAAATAGTATTCATGTATGTGGGACGGGAAGGCTACGTCTGGCGCGGAAAGTTCTGCAAGAATTACATTTGTGGTTTCTTCAAGCCACTGCTTCGCTTCAGCATTATCTGCAAAATTGTCCATGCTGTCTTTGACGCGAAGGCTGAACCAGTTAGATGCCGGGTTGGTCAGCATTCCATGCAAACCAGCAGCAAGCATTTCGTTAGCGTGGATGCCTGTGCTGTCATAGACAAGCGTTGTTCGCTTGTCGCCTTTAGAGCGTTTCAGATTAAAATCAGATTCGTTAGGCAGAACAAAATTTGTCAAATCCTGCCAGTGTGATTCCCACGTTCCGCGTTGCGCTTTTAGCTTGTTCTTACGTTTAACAAGATGGATGACTTGTTCTGAGCTAATCATGCCGACCCCTTAAACGGTTGGAAGTGCAAATGCTTGAAAATTAAAATCTTCGACCGTTACAGCGGCGGTTGATGTTTCATTAGTAACATGAATTTCAATGTAATCGTTTACACTCATCAGTGCGCTACCCTGCACCACAACCGCACCTAGTTCTCCAGATGCGGTAACTTTGCGGCTTACAAGACTGGCGTCCACCAATGAACCGGACGCTCCGCTGTTGTCGTAATGCCAACCCTTGAGCGACAAAACCTGATTATTAGACGCCGCCGACAACGAGATGGACGCGCTGAACAACACAATCCTATTCGGCGCACCAAAGTAACGCAAACGCCCGGTGTTAGTGCTGTTATTGTCAAACAACAACTCATTGCCCGAAAGCGCTGTCGTTCCAGCAATTTTGTAATAAGTGCCAGCGACAGCAATAGTTGTGGCCGTTGCGTTGCCCTGCATCGAGCATTCACCGAAGCTGGGACGCAACGAAACAATCAAATCCCGCATATCGTTTGCGGTGATTTCGTTTGCCGCTTGCCCGTCTTGAAACAGAGATGAAAGCAGCGTTGCCGTTGTGCGAACGGTGTCAACCATTACTCACCAAGCATCGTTTTTTTGCCGCCTGTCTCCGTATCACCGGCATCTGAACTAGTCAGAATTGTGGATGCACGTCCCTGTGCGCCAGCAGCGCGACGACGGGCCGTCTGTTCAGCGGCACGAACTTCTTCGGCTGATTTCTCAGGCGGTGGAGGCGGAGGCGGTGGCGGGGCCGGAGCCTTTGGCGCAGAAAAGATACCACCCATAGCTAAAGCCTTTCAAAATTAGATTTATTCAATTGATTTATATCACAGATGTCGGTTTTTTGTAAATGGTGTATTTTTCGGTGTATCCGAGCCGCTCGTATAACTGCCCAGTCCTGTCTGGCGTGATGCCCGCCGACACGCCTAGCAGAGGCTCTCGAACGCCCTGCGCCTCGCACCAAGCGGTGTATTCCTTGACCAGCCGCGCGCCTATCGTGCCGCCCCGGTGTTCAGGAACCACATAGATCGCAAGGTCGCCGCTGGTCAGCTCATTGCCGAAGAAATGCGGCGCAACATAGCCGCAGCAAAATCCAATGATGTCGCCATCGCGTTCAACGACCAGCGCAAGCCACGAATCAGGGTTGCCCAGCATCGTCTCGCCAAGCTGCCACAGTTTCTGAGGATCAAAGTCCAAGTTTGCATATCTGCTTTCCTTGTGCATCTCCGCGCCCAATACGATTAGGACGGGGATGTCCTGCGCGGTCATGGGTCGGATCATTTTCCTTTGGGCTTCTTCTTGGGCTTGGCCTTGCCCATTGCCCGGTAGCCTTCGGTCAGCAGGGTTTTGATGCTGTCGCTCATTTCATTCCCCTATTGCAACGGCCTGACGGCCCCGATAGTTGTTGGTCTCGTAGCTCATAACGTTGTAATCCATGTCAGCCACCGCTTGCTGGCGGTATACCTCGTTGCTTTTGTTCACCAGCTTCGGGAATAGTTCGGTGATCCCCCATACCATAGCATCAACCCTGTTGGGCGATCCATCGCCCTCGTAACCGGCTGCGGTCATCTGACACATTTCGGACTCCAGTTCCGGGAACGTGCCAACATGGTGGATGCGACCGAGAGCGTATAGGGCGCTGATAGGCTCTGCCCTGACATGCTTACCCCGTGTAGCGTGTACCTCAATGATGTTGATGCCGGGGCGGACGCTGTTGAGGACATGGCGGCACATATCGCCGCCTTGGTTCTTCTCAATCACGATCCCGTCAGCATCATATCGGTCGTACATAGCGATGGCCCGCCTTGCCCAGCGTTCCGGTGTGCCGCGTGTCGTGCCGTCTTCCAGCACGTAGCCATGGCCGGACTGGCTGGACGCCACCGCCATGACGCCATGGCTGTCTGAATGCTCGTGACTAGACACCGCCGGGTCAACCGCGATCAAGATACGGGACAAATCGTTAGGCAACTCAGTTTCACGCCCTTCGTTAATGTCTCGCATTGTCCAGATCGCGCCGACCGCTTGCGGCTCGTAGTCGCCTTGCCAAATATGACTATACCGATCGGGCCTCATGCGGTGGTCAAGCAAACGCTCGGCTTCAAGCTCTTTAGGAAACCACGGGTTGCTATCGTAATTAACCTGCACAACCGCCGCGCCTTCTGGAACGTCATCGCCTCGCAAGAACTTATCAACCGCATCCATGCGGTTGCGCGGGTTCCAGCTAAAATACATCTGCGAACCGGGTGCGCGAATTGTCGGACGCAAAAGCTCCAATGATTTCTCGGATAGCGTTTGCGCTTCCTCAACCCAAGCAATGCGAAAGCCTTCCAGCGATTTTATCGTTTCCGCCGTGTGATCCTGCATACCCATAAATATAACCAGACCGCCTTGCGGCGTTTCAATGCGGTCGTGCATAACCCGGAAACGGTCCGCAACGCCTAGTGCGTTGATCTTGTCAGCGATCAATCTGTACGCCGACTCACGCAGGGATTTCTGCACCTCACGGATGCAAACGGCACGGATGGTCGGGTCTTCGATCATCCTGTCCACGATGCGCTCGGCAAAATGGTGAGACTTGCCGGACCCACGGCCTCCATGTGCGCCGAGGTAGCGCAAATCCGGCTGAAACAGGGGCCGAAATGCTTTAGGCGTCGGTATCGTTAATTTTGCCATCAACAAAAACCCGTTCGATTGTTTCGATTTTGCCGGTATGCTCCTGCACGTTTGTCTCTTTCCAGCCCATCTGCGTCTTGGCCCAGAAGATAGCCGCCGACGTGTCGCCGTTCATAACCTTGTTGAACAGCGTCCCGCCAACCTTGGCGTTCGCCAGTATCTTACTCTCGCGGATTTCCTTCTTGAAATGCTTGGCAAGCGTGTCCGCATCGATGCCGTCGCGGATCACCATAGCAATCTGCTCCTGCGGTATGCCTACAGCCACCATCTGCCCGACTTGCTTGCGCTCGTCGTCCGTTGGCTTGAACGGTGGACGGCCCGTTGGTTTACCCGTTGGTTTGCGCGGCATCTGCTTCCAATCCCTTTTCTAATACCGAAAAAGACTTACCATTTGCCTCCAGCGTAGCATCTTTCCCGGTAAATTCACACCACCGCTTTACGATCACGTCGCAGTATTTGGGGTCGAGTTCCATTAGCCGTGAGTGGCGACCGTTCTTTTCTGCGGCGATCATTGTGGAACCAGACCCACCAAAAACATCAAGAATTACGTCGCCGCCCTTACTGCTGTTTGTAACGGCCCGCTCGATCAACTCAACAGGCTTCTGGGTCGGGTGAACGTAGTCCCCTGTCGAACCGCGTGACGAATACCAGACATCAGCCTGCGCCTTGTCCCCATACCACGCCCCGCCCTTGACGTAGAAAATAAACTCATGCTGCGGCCTATAGTTGGCATTGCCAAGCCCTATGGACTTCTTGTCCCAGACGATACAGGCAGATGGCTTTAGGCCACAGTCCAGCATAGCCGCCTCAAACTCCGTATAAGTCCGCCACGGAAAGCACACATATTTTGCCGACTCTGATTTGCTCACACCTACCGCAGACGCCATTGCATCTCGGACCAAGCCAATTAGATCATCACCGGTTTTGTCGTCTCCTAATATTACTCCATGTTTTTTTACGGTGCCGTCGTTTGAGCCAATTTTTCCAGCCCGTCCGCCACCATAGCTCATGCCATAAGGGGGGTCCGTAAACACCATATCGGCCTTCTGCCCCGCCATCAGCTTGTCCACCGCATCAATGCTGGTCGAGTCCCCACACATCAGCCGGTGATTGCCCAGCAGCCAAACGTCGCCCTCAACCGTCACCGGGTTCTCCGGCACGTCCGGCACCGCGTCCTCGTCGGTCAGCCCCTCGGTTTCATCAACCAGCATATTTGCCAGCATATCGTCGCCAAACCCGATCAGGCTCAGATCGAACCCCTCGCCGTCCAGATCCTGCATTTCGACCTTGAGCAAATCCATATCCCACCCGGCGTTCTGCGGTAGCTGATTATCCGCTAGCACATATGCTTGCTTCTGCGCCTTCGTCCAGCCGGTCGCCGTCATAGTTGGCACTTCCTCAATGCCCAGCTTCCGCGCTGCCATAACGCGGCCATGCCCTGCTATAATTTCACCGTCTTCGTCAATCAGCACCGGGGTCGTCCATCCCCATTCTTTGATAGACGCTGCAAGCTGCGCCACCTGCTCGTCGGAGTGCGTCCGTGCGTTTCGCGCATACGGAATCAGATCATCCACTTTGCGCCGTTCAATTTTATCCGCAGGCCAATCTTTCATTTTGCTTTCCATGTTTGTGTAAAAACCCCTAGCCCGCAGTTGTACCCCCAAACCCCCACCCTAAAGGGTGGGGGGTTTTTGGGGTACACGTTTCTGCAGTTTTTTGCCCCTCGTACCCCAAAAACCCTTTTATTACCCTAGGGGTTTTTGGGGTAGCGCGCAAAAGTTGTTTAAGCATTGCGTGAAGCAACCATTGCGGATGCCCAAACTTTATCAATTATGACCCAGCCGTCATATTTCTTTTCAATCATATTTGCTAAAAGCAACGCCCCAATAAGTTTGTTGTCATAGCTCGGATTGAGCATATTTTGTACTGTTCTGTCAGCCATGCCATCGCTTTCAAGTTTGCGGGTCAATCCCGCACGGGTCAAATATGGCAGGCCGTCGATATCCTCTGCACCGGATGTCCACCACGCATTCTCAAACATCTTTTGATGTTTGACGATTGGGCTGTCTTTTTTTGCTTTCACAGGCTCCTGTCCGGCCACCAGCACCGCACTGGTCACTTGGTCGCCGTCCTCATCCATCCAGCCCTTGATAGGCACCGACTGCAACTCAGCAAATACCGGCTTGGCTTCCTCTGCATCCTTTGATTTACGCTGTACGATCTCAATCGTATCGCCGGGGACCACGCTGATCTCAATATCCAGCGCCCCGCGCCATGCGCTACTGCCCCGCGCACGGTGCTGTGCCTCGTTTGACACGCCGGTATGATGCACCAATATCACGCTGCAACCGAACTCATGGATCAGCGCCCCGCAAGCATCCAACATTGATTTGGCATCCTGTGCGCTATTTTCGTCGCCATCCAAAAACCTGTGCAGCGTGTCAACCACGATAATCTCTGGCACACTGGGCAGCGACCGAATAGCGTCTACCGTTTTCTGGTAACCCTGCGGGGTGTTTAAATCCAGACCGTGCCGTGAAAGCCACATATCCAGCCCGCTGACGGCCTTGTGCTGCTTCCATGCGGATACCCTACCCCGAAGGCCGTGATGGCCCTCACCGGCCAGATACACCACCGTACCGTGGCGAACCTTATTTCCGAACCATTCGCTGACCGCGCCCTTGCTGGCAACCGATAGCACCATATCCAGCACCATAAACGTCTTTCCACCGCCGGATGGGCCGTGAACCATTATCAGGGCTTGACTTTGCAGCCATCTTTTGATTTGCCAGCGGATCGGGTCCGGCTGTTCCGAAAAACTATCGGCAGGGACCAGCCAATCATCTGCGGGCGGAAAAAGCAACCCTGCCAAATCACCGCCCGATTGATGATAATCGTTTGCATCGCCCTCAATCGGCGGCATTACAATCCGACCGCCGTGCTTGGCGCTGGCCTCGTCAGCCTTATTACGGCCAACGCCGGATGCGTCATTGTCTGCCACTATCACAATTTCCTGCGTCTGGCCGTGTATATCGCGCAACTGGCCGACTATTTCCGGCAGGTTATTCGCGCTGTAGGCAATAACGCAAGGCCGACCGGATATTTCATGAATTGTCGCGGCAGTAGCGTAGCCCTCGGCTACAAATATCGGCCCCGGCGTTACCTCGCCCAGCGTCCATGAGCAGGACTTGGTTGTGCCGCCGGGATGGTAACGCTTTTCATCGTCGGAGATATATTGCAAGGACGCCAGATCGCCGTCTGCGGCGTACAGCGGCACAATCAGCCGACCGTCGCCGGTCAATCGTGCGCCGTGTGGGGCGATACCCTTGCGCTTGAGGTATGGATGATCTGGGCTTGCGGCGATGGCCTCAGTCCAGATTGTTTCAACGGTGCTGGCGGCAACTTCCGCTTTGCGCTGCCGTGCAAGATCGCGTTCGGCTTTGGCCTCCGACTGCCGCCGTAAAATTGCCATATTTTCAGCGGGTGACAGATCGCGGCCTATTTCTGCCTTAAATACCGCATCGATCTGATCGCGCCAGCAGCCAAAACGCCCAGCTACCGGCTCATCTGGAAAAGCAATATACCAGCCGGAATCGTCGCGTTTGCGGCCCTTGGTGCTAAAGCGGTGAAGCTGGCCGTCTATCTTGATATCACGCGGCGGCTCAATCCCTGCGGATCGCATGGCGTCAGCTAGTTGCAACTCAGGTGGATCAACTTGTTTGTTAGACGGGACAAACGGCCCGCCGAATATGTCTTTTATGTCAGCCATTTGCTCGTTCCAATATATTTCTCACCAACCTAGCGTAGCCCTCAATATCAAGCCAGTGGTCAATATTGTCGGGGTCGCCGGAAACAATCCGCGCCATTTTTGACGCCATCATGTCAAGGCTCTCGCGCTGGGCATATGACAAGCTGCCAGTATCACAAACATCTCTCAACGCCATTTTTATAAGCTGCGAAATTTTGGCAACGTCGCGGTAATCACCATATTGTTGCTCGCGCTGGTCGAGGGTTTCCATTACATCGCCCATGCGGGTGCCTCCGTATAGGCATATTTTGCCCAAGGTTGGGATAGCTTATCTTGCTGATAGTAGCTGCGATATGCAGCCACGCTATCGCTGCATTTGTAATCATCTGGCATACACTGCGGCACATCGGTCAACGCCTCGTTGGGCGATATGGCGCTCGGCGCAGCAGCCAGCGGTGCAAGCAAACGCTGGGTTTTATGCGTTTTGTTGTAGCGCCGAGTGTATTCCGCACAAAGCGCAGTCAGGTGCAAGTGCGTCCAATGATAATTTGCAACGCATTCCCGAACCCACACAGCACTTGGATGATTTTTATGTGTGGCCTTATATAAACCAGCCTCATCTGCGTATTCGTCGCCATCTAGCAAACGATGCGCGGTGCTAAGTAGCTGCGCTGTTTCAAGAATCATTTTGACAACGTGCTTGTCGCACTGCGCCTGTGCGGATTTAACAGGGCATTCGTCTAAATAAAATATATTCATGATGCCTTCAACTTCCCATCGCTCAAGCGTTCAATCTGAAACTGCCGCAGTTTAGGCGGATGGTCGCCCCATCGATAGGTGCCGTGCAGCCCAATGCCGAGCGCCTCGGCCATTTTCTTGCGGTCGCCAAAATAGGCAATAGCGTCGTCCGTTGTCATTTTTTTTGCTCCTGTGTGAAATTAACTGTTTGCACCCTAATGCAATCTGTGTTTATATGTAAATACAAAATCGCAACCGGATAACCCAACCGCGATTAAGCAGGAGAAAAAGACATGAACGACCTTGATGCAATGTACGACGACCAAGGCATCGTCGAAGCCGCCCTGTCAATCGCCCGCACGGTTCGCGACGACGTACCGGCAGGGCGATGGACCCGCGCAGCGGTGCTTCCCGGCATAGGCGCTACCATCAGCGCGATGGCAAGCCGCCTCAACCATACCGCAGCGGCGGCAGAACTTAAATCATTTGGCGATTACGTTGTTGAGACTTTCGACAACGACGATCTGGACGGCCTGATTCAGGATTATCTGGTTTGCGCCCAAACGCTGGTCGAGGACGACCGTTACTATAATTAAACCGTCAGGAGATAAAAAATGGCTATCAATCTACAAAACACCAACACCGTATCGGCCAGCAGCATTAAGGTGCTGGTCTACGGCCAAGCGGGCGCAGGTAAAACCTCGCTGATCCCGACCATGCCGAAGCCGGTGATATTGTCGGCGGAAGGCGGGCTGCTTTCTATCGCCGGGTCAGACATCCCGTTTATTGCAGTCAACAGCATGGACGAACTGCGCGAGGCATATACATGGCTGGCTGGTTCCGACGAGGCCAGAGCATACGACAGCGTGGCGCTGGATAGCATTAGCGAGATTGCTGAAGTTTGCCTCGGACATGAAAAGGCCAAAGCTAAAGACCCGCGACAGGCTTATGGCGAAATGCAGACCACGATGGCGGAGGCCATCCGGTCATTCCGCGATTTGCCAAAGCACGTCCTGATGACGGCCAAGCTGGAAAAGTCACAGGATGAAATGGGCCGGATGCTTTATAGCCCATCAATGCCGGGTAACAAGACCGGCCAATCGCTGCCGTACTTTTTTGATCTGATGCTGGCCTTGCGGGTCGAGAAAGATGCCGAAGGCGTGTCGCAGCGCGGCCTGATGTGCGACAGCGACGGGCTATGGCAAGCCAAGGATCGCAGCGGCAAGCTGGATCAGTGGGAGAGCGCAGACCTTGGCGCGATTATTTCCAAACTTGGTGCAAAATAATGGACCTCGAAAATCTCAGCCAAAACTGGCTTGACGCGAAGCAAGCCGAAAAGGTCGCTACCGAACGTCGGCGCGAACTAGAAGACAAATTGCTTTCTTTGATCGGCGTTGCCGAAAACATGGAGGGCACGGAAAACGTAGAAACTGATAAAGGATATAAAATCAAAATCACTGGACGCATGACCCGCAAAGTCAATGGCGAACGCATCCAAGAAATTGCAGCGGAAGAAGGGCTGACAGATCATTTGCAGAGCCTGTTCCGTTGGAAGCCGGAGATCAATATGTCAGCGTGGAAAAGCGCAGACAAAGCGATCACCGGGCCGCTACTTGACGGCATTACCACCCAGCCCGGACGGGCTTCAATCACCATTACAAAGGAATAATCTAATGGCTTTTCTTAACCAAACTTTTGACATTGCCGAAATGCCGGTTACGGAACAACGCAGTTACGACCCGGTTCCAGCCGGATGGTACACCGCAGCGATTGCGGGGGCCGAACTAAAAACCACTAAGGCCGGAACGGGTAACTACATCGCGGTGCGGTTTGACATCACCGGCCCGGAGCATCAGGGGCGTGTGGTGTTTACAAACCTAAACACCCGCAACCCAAACCCGAAAGCGGAGGAAATCGGTCGGGCGCAGCTTGGTGACATCATGCGGGCAACTGGCATTGCAAAGCTGGAAGACACTGACCAGCTACTTGGCGGCAATTTGTCAATCAAGGTCACGGTCAAAAACGACCCGACCTATGGTCCGGGCAACGAAGTCAAGGGCTTTAAGGCCGTTGACGGCTCCGCACCGCCAATAGCCGCCGCACCCGCTGCGGCTGCACCGGCAGCACCATCCGCCGCCCCGCCTTGGGCAGCTAAATAGCAAGGAAGGCCGGGGGCTAATAACCCTCGGCCACTTTTACATGACAGCAATACCCCCACCTATTCACAGCATTGCCAATCTGATTGACGAACACCACGCCAGCCAGCCGGACGAACCGCGTCTGCACTTGGGCGGCTCTATGCTGGGCCATCCGTGCGACCGCTGGCTCTGGTTGTCGTTTCGCTGGGCAGTACGTGAAAAGTTTCCCGGTCGTATTCGCCGCTTGTTTCGGCGTGGTAACAATGAGGAGGACATTATCACGGACGATCTCAAAGCCATCGGCATTGATATCAACAGCACAGGCGATCAGCAGCGTTTTATTAAATTTGGATCGCACGTTGGCGGATCAGTTGACGGCATCATTGAGTCCGGCGTTCCCGGTGCTGAGAAAACCCGCCATATTGCGGAGTACAAAACCCACGCCAAAAAGTCTTTTGAAGATTTGGAAAAGAAGGGTGTGCAAGCATCCAAACCAATGCACTGGGCGCAGATGCAGGTCTATATGCTTGGCACCAAGATCGAACGTGCGCTGTACGTTGCCGTATGCAAAAACGATGACCGCCTTTATACCGAGCGAGTGAAATATGATGCAGAAGCCGCTAAGAACTTACTAGATCGCGGACGACGCATTGCCACGACCGAACGCATTCCTGCACCGATATCAACAGATGCAAGCTGGTATCAGTGCAAGTTCTGCCCGGCGCATAGCTTCTGCCATAAGGAGCAACTAACCCAGCACGTTAATTGCCGGACATGCGCTCACGCCACACCAGAGGATGATGGCACATGGTCGTGCGCTAGATGGGAAAGCAAAAACATTCCCGGCGACTTCCAGAAAACCGGCTGCGACAGCCATGTTCTGCACCCTGATTTGGTGCCGTGGCCCCAGAAGGACGGCAACGACCCTCACGAGGCGGTTTATGAGATCGCCAACAAAGACATTCGCAACGGCGAGGGCGATGCCTACGTTTATTCGAGCAAGGAACTAATCGCCGGGGGCGAAGCTTGCGCGAACGAATTGGTCGGGCAAGCGCGGGCGATGTTTCCGGGTTCCAGAATTGTAGACGACGAGGTGCCTTTCTGATGCTTCGTGATTATCAGCAGCGCACAATCGACCAGCTATACAAATGGTTCTCGGATGGCCGCAAGGGCCACCCTTGCATTGAGTTGCCGACCGGATCGGGGAAAAGCCACATCGTGGCGGCGCTCTGCAAAGAGGCAATTCAGACATGGCCGGAAACCCGCATTCTAATGCTGACGCACGTCAAGGAGCTGATCGAGCAGAACGCCGAGAAGATGCGCGACCACTGGCCGAACGCCCCGCTGGGCATCTATTCGGCGGGTATGCGGCGGCGGGATATTGGCGAACCGATCACGTTCGCCGGTATTCAGTCGGTGCGAAACAAGGCCGACCAGATCGGCCACGTTGATTTAATTTTAATCGATGAATGTCACCTCGTTTCGCACAAGCAGGAAGGCGGCTATCGCAAGCTGATTGACGACCTGACATCAATCAACCCGGCGCTGCGGGTGATCGGCCTAACAGCCACACCGTACAGGATGGGCCACGGCTACATCACCGACGAACCGGCGCTGTTCTCCGACATCATCGCGCCGGTCAGCATTGAAGAACTGATTTACAAAGGCTTCCTCGCACCGCTGCGGTCCAAGCTGACAAATCACAAGCTATCTGTTGATGGCGTACACAAGCGCGGCGGAGAATATATTGAAAGCGAACTGCAAGCCGCCGTGGATACAGACGATCACAATGTGTCTGTCGTGGACGAGGTTATCAGTCTGGCCGGTGATCGCAAATCATGGCTGTTCTTTTGTGCCGGTGTAAAACACGCCTATAACGTGGCGGATATTTTGAATGCTCGCGGCATTGTCGCTGCAACGATTACAGGCGAAACGCTAAAAGCAGAACGTGAGCGGATCATTGCCGGTTTTAAGTCGGGCAATATTCAGGCGCTGACAAACGCAAACGTTTTGACGACCGGGTTCGATCATCCCGACCTCGACCTGATTGCTATGCTGCGGCCAACGCTATCCACCGGCTTGTATGTGCAGATGGCAGGGCGCGGGATGCGACCCAAGAACCACACCGATCACTGTCTTGTGCTGGACTTTGCCGGTGTTGTACAGACGCACGGCCCCATTACGGCGGTTAATCCTAAAAAGCCTTCAGGCAAAGGCGAAGGTGAAGCGCCGGTCAAAGCCTGTGAAAATTGTTTTGAACTTAATCACATATCCGCAAAGGAATGTGTTGCTTGCGGCGAACCATTTCCAGCGCCGAAACCAACCAAGCAAAAATTGCACGACGACGACATCATGGGTTTGGACACGACTGAGATGAACGTGACCGAATGGCAGTGGCGTCGGCATATAAGCCGCGCCAGTGGCAAGGAGATGCTGATGGTGACGTATTATGGCGCACTATCAGACAAGCCAGTGAACGAGTACCTGACGGTGATGCACGACGGGTATGCCGGACAGAAGGCGCGGGTGTCTTTGGTCAAGATTGCCAGCAACGCGGGAGTACACGGCGTAACGCTTGATAACCAACTGGACGATGTAGCATTTGATCTGAACAAAGCCACGCCGCCCGCATTGATTAAATTTCGGCAGGATGGCAAGTTTTACCGAGTAACGGATAGGAGATGGTGATGATGGAACCCGTTCAGATAGGCGACGCAACGCTGTATTGCGGGGATTGCCTCGAAATCATGCCGACGCTTGGCAGGGTCGATGCCGTGGTGACTGATCCGCCATATGGGATTGGCGAAACGGGCAACAACTCGCGCCAGAAGCCCGGCAAAAGCAGACTGGGCACAAAGACCCGCATTGTCAGTTACGAGCCGCAACGGTGGGACGACGGAACCGCCGATGAGGCGGTGGGGTCAAGTTTAAAAATATCGCGTTACGCAATTATTTTTGGGGGCAACTACTACAGCTTGCCGCCTACGCCGTGCTGGCTTGTATGGGACAAGCAAAACAGTGGCGACTTTGCGGACTGCGAATTAGCTTGGACCAATCTCCCAAAAGCGGTGCGCCGAATTTATTGGCGATGGAACGGGATGATTCGCAAGGGAGACGATATTCGCGAACACCCCACACAAAAGCCGGTCGGCGTCATGGAGTGGTGCATAGGTCACTTGCCGAATAGCGACGGCGTGATTCTCGACCCCTTCATGGGCAGCGGCACAACCGGAGTCGCCTGCGCGAAGATGGGCCGCAAGTTCATCGGCATTGAACTTGACCCCGGATACTTCGACATCGCCTGCAAACGCATCCAACAGGCATACGATCAGCCGGACATGTTCATTGAGCCGCCGAAGCCAGCCAAGCAGGAGGAATTACTATGAAAACCGAACACGAAGAACAGCGCGAGTTTGTGCAGTGGTTTCGCCAGACGTTCCCGACCGTTCGCATATTTGCCATCCCCAACGGCGGGCAACGAAGCCGCACCACAGGTGCGAAGCTCAAAGCGGAAGGCGTCAGCGCCGGAGTGCCTGATCTTTATATCCCCGCATGGCGATGCTGGGTTGAGATGAAACGGGAGAAGGGTGGCAAACTTTCGCCGGTTCAGAAGGATTGGATCGCGTACCTTGAGGGTATTGGCGACACGGTGATCGTTGGGCATGGCTGCGAGGACGCGAAAAATAAAATCAGAAACATGCAGAAAAGCACTTGCACTGAAGTGCAATAAGGCCCATATTATAGGGACAGGGCAACCGGATAGGCCGACCGCCCAACAGGAGACAGAGACATGAACGACATTAACGAAATTGCAATCTGCGCCACCGGAGACACATGGGAAGTTGTCGCCACTCGCGACGGGTTCGCCGACAGTGACGAGCCGATCTGGTGCGAGAACAAAGTCGAAGCAGTCAAAGAGGGGCGCGCGCTGTTCAACGCGACACCAACAGCCAAGCGACTGATCGCCGAAAGCAAGCGCGACTTCTGCTTCCACACAATACGCGAACGCTAACCACAACGCCGGGGCTTCGGCCCCGGCACCCAACAACGGAGATACCCATGATTAAACAGACCCTCTACTTCACCGCCGTCGCCGCCTGCTGGATCGGCATATTTGGAACAGCCCTTATGGCGCTGGTGGCCTTCGCATGATGTATGAATTGAACCAGCGCGTAATTGCTGTCATTGACGGCAGCGAAAAAATTGCCCGTGTTGTTGGTCGCACATTTGAGGACGAGCCGCATTATGACGTGCGGCTTAATGACGGCAGCGTTGTGGCAAATATTAAGACAATTAAGGAGTTAGAAACATGAACGCCGGAGATATTGTATACAGCGACAACGGTCGGCACTGGCGGCTCGTGCAGGACATGGGTGTGGGCTTTTGGATGGCGCACGCTATGACGGACGAAGCTATCCACATTCGCGGCATAAGCCCGCCGCTACACATCATCAGCGAGAAGCATGTGACGCTATCCCCGCAGAACGCGGTGATTGAATGCACGGAAGCCATCGCCGCTATCCCCATCACCCCTGAGAAAGAAGGTGGTTAAATGACTGACAACTGCAAAGTGTGTGGACACTCAAAATCTCAGCACCATCACAGCGGCGACGTTTATGGTGAGTGTGGGCAGTTTGTCCCGCTCGACACTGACGACGCCGAAGCAGCAGAGGCAGAGAACGTGAGGCTGCGAGAGGCACTGGAGTATTACGCAAAACACTACGATTGGCCCGCAGACGGCCCGTGGGGGGCGACCTCAACCGACTTCGGGGACAAAGCCCGCGCCGCCCTATCCGAACACGAGAAAGAATGATGGGCAAAACTTTCATGTGTCAGCACTGCAAGAAGCCCATGACGACAACGCCGAAGTTGATTGCGGTGGGCAGTGCGTTCCACCCGGAGTGCTTTAACGAGTTGTATGAGTTGCAGCGCGAAAAGGATCGTAAGCGCGAAACGAAGCTGATTGATAAGGCAGGGCACGATCAGTATTGGGCGCGCTTTGAGGCGAAGCTGCGTCTGAGGGAGGAGGCGGCAGAGCGCAAGGCAAAAGCACTTGCCCGGCCACGCAAAACAGTTGAAGATGTGTGGGAAAAGAAATTGGCAGGCAGACGGTTTGAAGACGCCGCTCATGTGCCGCAGGAAAGGTTACTCGTTCGTGGGCCAGCGTTTTAACGGCGAATACCCGTTTGTCAGGTTCTACGCAGAATACATTGAATGTGATTTCTGCGGAGAGCCGACACGCGGTCGCGTATACGATCAAACGCAGGAGGTTATTTGCGGTGCTTGCGGGAAGATATTGCTTATTGTAGAGTCGAAACCAGTTTACGAGGTTTAAGTTCTTTTGGTTTCTCCCTGAACTAACCCGCCTGTTGGCGGGTTCTTTTTTACACGCTAATCATATCCGGGTTGAACGTGTGCCGAGCAACTTCCCCGTACTCCCTGTGCAGCACAATAGCTTTCATGTCGCGCTTAGAGCGGTAGCCCTTCTCAGAGTGCCAAGCATCTTTTGCAGCTAGCACACGGAAGCTCTCGCACTTTACTCCGGGGAATTCTTGAGTCGCGTCGTGATGGACGTGGCCGGTCCACCAGAACCGATGTTCTGTCTCGCCCCAATCGGCCGCTCGGTCGTGTGCCATCAACAGCGGAAGATCCTTCATCTTCACTGTGTCCCCGTGGTGGATGCCGATCAGGTTTGCCCCAAAGCGGTAGTAGTGAAACTTAGCCGGAGAGGTATCGATGGTGACGCGCGGCTCACTTTCGTAAACATTCTCCAGCGCCTCCATCAAAAATATGCTGGATGACGGATCGTGGTTACCGCGCTCGACAATGACGTGCACTGCTTTGTGACGAACAAGTGCAGCCTTGATGAGATAGCGGGTAGAC